AATCCACAGCAAATTTTGAGGCCTATCTTTTTGTTGGTGGTGCTACAGTAGTTGAAAGAAATGACAACGCTATAAACCTTGCCAGCGATGGCGTAAAAGCTTTAACGGCAAATAGACAATTGGGTTTGGGTCTTTTGGTTGATGATGTTTTAGTGAGTTATACAGCTGTAGATGGCGACAAATATGGCTTGAGTGGAATAGGCATTGGCATGATTCGAATTGGTGTTAAATTTGTCAGCGATGATGGAACGTAATTATGTCTTGGTTTGATGAAGGATTCACATATAGATACCCGGTAGCGGTAGAGAACACCGACCCGACGGCAAACTATGACATATCGATATTGATACCGCCGGAATGGGATGCGCTTTGGGATAGCATTAATTCAAATGGCTTTGATATCATACCGGTTTCACCGCATGGGTCTTTGATTGCATTTCAGCGAAGTGGGTACAATTACGCAAACAGGGCTTTAACGCTGCAATTGGATTCCTATGAATTAACCACAGCAAGCGTAAATTTTATATACATATACTTCAAAAAATCAGGCGCAATTGATCAAAGCAGCGTGGTTACAATATCAACGCCTAAAAGCGGTCAGATATGGCTTGGAAAGCCTGCAAATATGGTAGTGGGTCCTGTGACTTTTACCGGCGGCGCTTCATCCCCTACCCAAACCTTTGTTATGAACACATCAACTAGTGGCTACATATGGTTTTCATATGAAAATCTTCTGGCAAAAAGGCAAAGCCCTTACAATGAGCGCATGTCATACGAAGAGATCAATTACTGCAAGGTTCAAGTTTTAGACAGCGGCGGATCTACTGTTGGCGGAATGGTAAGCCAAAACAAAACGCGATTCATTCCGGGTTTTATTGGCGTTTATGTCGTTGGCGCTGGCGGCGCTGACGGTTCAAACTATCAAGTCAAAGCAACAATTCAAACTGTGCAAGGTGCCCAAACATTTGCAGCCACATGCACATTGCAATTACGAAATCAATTACCATCTTAAAAGGGGGCCCCTATGGCTATTCTATTTGGAAGAAATACATTTTTAAAACTTGCGCCTGAATCATCGTATGGGGTAACCGGATCTTATAAAACAAACGCGGTTAGGGTCATTGACGTTTCAATGCAAACAACGCAACAAAGAGATCGGTCAAATCACTTATCGTCCAGCGATGGCGCAATAGCGCAATCAACGTTTGATCAGTTTCGGGAAAGCGGCGGCAGTCTCAGTGTGCCTTTGTACTATTCAGGATCTACGCTTTTGCTAAAAGCATTGATCGGAAACATTACAACCACAGGCGGCGGGCCAAATTACACGCACCAATTAAAATCAAACACAACCAGCCTTGATTCATTTACTTTGGCTTTGCAGCGTGGATCGGATAGCACAGGGGGCCAGGAGGTTTTTACTGGTTGCATGATAAATTCTGGTACAATCTCAATTACGGCAGGAGAAGAAGCGAGCCTATCATTAGACATTATTGCCAAAGACAGCGCAGCACGCGCAAGTGGCTTGACGCCTACCTATAATACAACCCAAAAAAGGGTGCAGCATTATGAAACGTCAGTTGATTTGACGTTTAACGGTCAAACCTACAAAGTCAGATCCTTTGAAATGACTATTGAGAACAGTTTAGAAAGACGAAATGTCTTGGGAAGCAAGTTAACAGAATCGCCCGATGTCACGGATTTTAGATCTGTGGTCGTCAGCGTGGAATTGGATGCACAAAATAACAATTTGTATAATGCAATGCTAGCAGGGACAGAATCATCATTGGTTATCAAATTCGATGAGACAGGCAGCACCAATTATATGGAATTCACACTTAATAATTCTATTATTACTGATTACAGTGATCCAATTTCAACTGTTGGGCGTTTGTCGCAAAGCGTGACCTTTACAGCATTGGCGGGCGCATCTACTGAAGCGCTTAAGCTTGAGATTCAAAACACTTTAGACGCTGCAAACGCTTTAAACACTTAAAAAACCTCCACTATGCGCCCGATTGCGTTATTTTTAACGTGGTCGGGTTTTTTTATGTCCGACATAAAAGGCAGGTTTAAAAATGAGTATATTAAAAGAAATCGCAAAAGCTTCGCGATGGACTGAAACGATCTTTGATGGAAAAATAACAATTGAGGGCCGCATATTGAGCCCGGCAGAAGCGGAAAGCGCAGGTTTATCGTCTGCGCTAATTGCATCAACTTTGGCAAATCCTGAAGATATTAAGCAAATGCAAGAGAATGCCGAAAGTGACAATCTTGACGATTTGCTTGAATGGTCAAAAAAAATAAAGCCGGAAAAGCTTTTGGAATTGGCAGCACAAAATGACAAAATAATTTGTAGCTGTGTCAGGCGCATTTCTATCGATGGCGGTAAAACATTTGAAGACTTAAAAATGGTTTTTCATGAAAAAGAACAAAACGCAGATCAGAACCAATTATGGATTGGTGTGATAACCGACGAAGACCGGACAAAGCTTTTGCAGAATTGCATGCGTGGTCATGAGAGGGCCGCAAAGCGGATTGCCGGGTTTCTCAAATGATTTGGACCTTTTGCATATGTACGACATAATTGGTAAAAATTACGGCATACTACCAAGCGAAGTCGCAAAGCTATCATTCGAAGATTTGGCGATTAATGTTGCTGCATTAAAAGCGCGTGGCCATCGCATCGACAAGCTTATGAGACAAACCAAAAGAAAGAAGACAAGCATTTTTCCAACCATCAACTTACATGATCTGATAAATTGCCTTTGAGGGGTTTGCCATGGCTGTCAATGTCGTTGAATATGCGCTAAAAATATCCGATCAAAAAGCAAAAAAAGCTTTGAAAGATACAGGTAAAGAAGCGGATACTGCATCCAAAAAGACCAAAAGTTTTGGAAAGCAGGCAGATAAGTCAATGAAAGACACTGCCGACAGCGCAAAGGAAACGCGAAAAGAATACATGGCACTTCGCAAAGACAGCGCCAACCTTGATCGATTAACTTCTGAATTGGCAGGCGCTTTAGGTTTGGTGAGTCCTGAACTATCGGCAGCGGCAACAACTGCTAGCGCATTTGCTGGCGGTTTGGAAGGTGTTGCGCGTATCTTTACTGTAGTATCAAAAAAGATGTTGTTTGCCGTTGGTGCCGTTGGCGCTGTTGCTGCAGCCTATAAATTCTTAACTGCAGCAAGTGAGCGCGCAGCAGAAGAACAAAAAAAGCTATCTGAATCGGGTACTGAAGCGCTCAATTCATTATCTAAATTAGAACAGCAAGCACAAAAGACAGCGGAAAAATATCAAAGATTGCAAGAAACAAATCAAGGTTTAGTAGATGTCGGTTTAAATGTTGGTCTTAAAAATTTGGTTTTGGAAGGCCAAATAACAAAAGAGCAAGAAGGAAGAATTAAAGCGCAACAACTAACAGAAAGACACGGTCGAAAAATAATAAAGCAAGCCACTAAACAATTAGAAATCGAAAAAGAGGTCATTCTTAACAGATTCCAACAAATTAGTGACCTTGAAAAAATGGAAAGGATAGCAAAAGCACAAAACAGAGAATTAAGCAAAGCCGATAAAGCCCGTTTGAGTACTGCACGTGAGCAAATAAACACTGCAAAAGCAAGAAGGGATGTGTTGAAATCAGAATTAGGATTGCTTGAAAGTTTAACAAAAAACCCAGACTTTGAAATTGGCTCTGAAACAAGGACCGGGTTTTTCACTAATTTATTCCAGTCTGCTAAAGATGCCTTTTTTGAAAATGCAAGGATAAACGAAGAACTGAGAAAGCAAGCAGCTAAACAACAACGCATTGCAAAGGCAAGAGCGAGAAGCTTAGAAAAAGCAAGAAAACTAACAAATGCAATTAATGATCAATTTAAAAACTTAAGCAAAGTACAAAAAATTACAGAAAAAATCAACAATGCAAACACTAAGCTTGATCAAGATGCAATTAACGCAAGCGCAGAATTGTTAAACATAGAAGCGCAAACCCTTCGAACAATTGCAGAAAGGACAGAAGGAAACAAAAAAACGCTTTTGATCATAAAAGCTATGAATTTAGAAGAACAAGCAAGAATCAAATTGCATAATCAAAAAAATAATTTGATTGATACAGAAATAAAAAAAACAAGAGACTCAATAAAAGAAAATGTAAAGCTTCTTGCAACAAGTGAAAAAGAACTAAAAGCACTTAGGAAAAAAACAAAAAACAAAAAAGAAAGAACCAAAATTGAAGAAGAATTAGGCAAAATTGCACAAAAAACAACAGACATAGAAACCAAAGGTTTAGCAAAGATTGCTAAATTAGAAAAACAACAAGATGACAACGACAAGCAATTTGCAGCCAAAAAAAAACAACGCTTAGAAAAAGAATCAAATGATAATTTGCAGCGTGCAAAAACTGAAGCAAAAAACAAAGAAAAGCTTAGACAAGATGAAAACAAAAAAAGAAAAGATGAAGAGCAAAAGCTACTCGATGAACTGGCAAAAAAAGCAGAGCAAAGAAGGGATTCGATTGTTTCAGCTTTTCAAAACATTGATCAATTTATTGGCTCACTAACGGATCCAGGTAGCTTCTTAACGCAAATAACCACAGGCATTGGCTCGCTTTTTGGCGGTATTGGCGGCCAGATTGGTGGAACAATTGGCGGCATAGTAGGTGCAATTGCGCAGATAGGCCAAAAAGATCCAAAAACATTAAAAGAAGAATTCAACAACTTTTTGATGGCATTTGAAAAAGGTTTAGAAATGTTGCCAGAAATATTGGGAAAGCTTCTCCCCCAATTTGCTTTTGCGCTGGCAAAAGGCATTATTTTAGCAATACCGGAATTGATTCGCGCAATTATCAAAGGGCTTGAAGACTTTGGCCGTAACTTAATCGAAAGTATAAAAAACATTTTTTCAGGCGAAGATGCCTTAAGAGAAGGCAGTCGAAAATCATTAAAATTTATCGCTGACTTTTATGGCATTGAAAACGATTTTAAATCCGGCGGAAGAATTCGAAGTGCGCGGCGTGGCATGCGCGTAACTGGCGGGACATTTGGACAGGCCCAATTAGCAATGGTCCATCCTGGCGAAATAATAACCCCCCAAAGCGGATCAAGGCCCCAAGCAATTGATCGAACATTAAATCAAATGCAAAACGGCAAAGGTGTTACAGTTGTCATCAATAGCGCAGTAACTGAATCAAGCGCAATTGATGCATTGGTCCGAAAAATTGAAAACCGATTTGGCACGTTTGGATCTTCAAAATCAACACTATTTGGATAAGTTATGGGAAACGCAGCGTTTTATTTTTATGGCTCAAATGCGCAATTAATTACGATAGATTTGGGTGAAGGCATTAGCGAGCTATTTAGCGAATGGGAAATTGACGCCGCGACAGGCGTATCCTTATCAGGTTCAATGCGAAGGGTTACCGGTTTATATCGAGAGGTTGTAACCATTCAACGCGATAGAATGAAAGGCGGATTAGAACTTGCTAACAAATTTGCAGCATTACAAAACCATTTAGACAAAGGCGGCGCTTGTTCTTTTACTTGCGACACAGACAGATCATATGTTTTCCCATTAGAGACAACGCCAAACCCCGGCGATACGCGTTTAAAATGCTTTGACAATCCATTTTATCAAATATTAGGAACCAATACCCCGGGCACTGGCGGCGAAACTGATTATGTCGCCCTTGAATCAACATCGCCCGGCACCTTTTACGAAAAAAGGAAAGTGCACGCAACCACATGCGCTGGTAGATTTGGCGGAACAATCGATTTAAGCGGTAGCGCGCCCGCAACGTCAAAAGATGATGGGGTCGCGTTTGGATATGACAGCAAGCCTGTATTCGCGCGTTGGTTTAGGTGTTGGCCAATGTTAAAGCGTGCGCAATCCGAAATTGGCGCGCCAATTGTGACTTCTGAATATGGTTTAAACTACACGCTAAACATTACGCTTGTAAGTGATTTGCATGCGCTATTTAAATTTCATCCTAATCAAGCGCAATTTAACACGGGCTTTGTAACTGAAACAATTGCGCCTGAAATGGTACCACAAAATGCGCTGGCAACGCTTGACGATCCAGAAGGCGAAGAAAGAAAGCAATTAACTGAACTATTTAGGTTTTAGAAATGGGTTGGTCTGGCGGATTTAAAATTGGACTAAACAGAAGCATGATTTCGCCAGAATATGAATTGCGATTTCATGAAAACCCAAATCAATCAAGCGCTGCTTTTAGCATTTTTTCAACTGGCGGGAAAACAACTGACTTAAAAATAAGCAGAGAAGGCCCGCAAATAGAAGGCACAAGCATAATACCACAGCGTTGGTCCGTTTCATTTGGTTCATTTTCCTGCAATGTTATTGGCGACATTCGACAGCATAGCGATAAATTAGTGCGCGGCGTTTATGCTGGTTTATATGTCACAATAGGCGGATACACCGAACGTGTATGCTTTGGGCAATTGCGAAATATCAGCGGCGTTATGGGTGTCTATCGGCTTGATTTTGTCGACATCATTAGCGCATTGGCTGTCAATGCAAACGGAAACGTCGATAATACAAGCGCAATGACCGCGCCTAACTTCCAATGGTTTTATAAAACAGGCATAGAAGCGCGATTGACAAGTGACTACAATGCAGGCGACACAAATATAGCTGTATCTGAATTGGGAAACTTTGAATTTGAAACCGGTCAAAATGGTTGGTGTTTAATCGATGGCGATGCGACAACCCCAAGCGGTTCTCAAAGTTTAGGTCAAGTTTATGCGACATTCAGCGCAAAAAGCGCAACAACTGGCGCAGGAAATTTAACTGCAACAACTGAAACAAAAACAGGCGCGACGATATACCCCGGAACAGCCCCAAATTTGACAACAGGTCAATTCTACGCGCAAACACCAATTAAGCCGGTAGCAATGTTGCAGGGCGATCCGTGGTCAATACTTGCAAAATTGATAACAAGCCAAATTGGAAGCGGTGGAACATTTGACACTTTTCCAGAAAGCTATACTGCTATGGGCAATTTTGGATCTGATTTGGTTGACTACATTGACGCTAAAACTATGGCGGGCTTTGTGTATTCTATTTCAAGTTATGGGCCGCCAGTTGTGGCTGTCAGCGGTTATTCATGGATGATTCCAATTACCGAATCATGGTCAAGCGGTTTCCGCACCTTTGTTGATATGGCGTCAAAGGTTGGTCAATGGCCAGTATGGCGACAGAATGCAATATCCTGGCGGGTATGCAGAAAGCTAAATGATCCAAACATCCAACCCGCCGAATATATACGTGAAAGCGATATTTTAGGCTTTGAATCCTTTGATTTGTTTGATCCAAATGTCGACAGCATTTACCAAGGCATGGAAATAACATATCAATTAAAAGCAAGCGCAGAAGAAAAGGAAACGCGCAATTTTTATGATGGTGCTCCAGCTGGTTCAAAGGTGCCGTCAATTCCAAGCCAATCAAAGCAAACTTTCGATAACAAATTATTGTACGCTTCATCAAATCAAACAAGTCAAGACACTGTACGCCAAAGGATGGCAAAAGGCGACATTTCAAGAATGGAACCATGGGCAAAAAACCCATTGATCAAAATGGTTTTGCGTTTGCCCCTAAAATATGCCGAACTTTGCGCCGGTGATATAGTTGATTGTCTTATACCTTCCAAGTTTATGACATCTTATCGGCCACAAGGAGACTATTGGTTTTTTAAGGCAATGGTTTCCGCTGTCAGTTTTAATTTCCAAGAAGCCTTCTGCACTGTAACACTACACACATACGAGGAATCATGATTATCACACGCCCCATAATTTTAGACGCACTTGAAAAAAAAGGTTTCGCTGTTTTCGATGGCGATAATTACGATTTAAATTTGATCGGTATACGTTCAAAAGAATCAAAATCAAAAAAAAGGCATTCTAATAAATTTGATGACCTCATGATCTGCGTCTACAAAGTCAACGGCGAATGGCATCAAGAGACTTGGAAAATTACAACCGATCCCGGCGTATATTGGTTGGAAGATGAAAAAAGAAAAGGCAATCCAAAAGGAACAGCTATTTTAGTGCCCGGTCAATATCGTGGATGTTGGATTATTGGAATGCATCGATCAAAATACAAAGCTTTGGTCCATAGAAATACAGGCGATCCAATGCGCGTATATCGTGACAAAAACAAAGACAAAGTTTTAGACTTTGACGAATCAAGTATCATGGAAATTAGATATTCAATCAATTGCCATCGAGCACATCCGACAAAAATAGAAACAGAATATATTGGGCCATATTCCGCAGGATGTCAGGTTTTTAAGCGTGTGCAAGACTTTGATCGATTAATGTATTTGGCCGAACAGCAAATAAAATTCAACCCAACTTATAAACGGTTCACTTACACATTGCTTGAAGAATGAGTTATTTAATTTGAGAAAATAAAAAAATCCCTACGCGAATTTTGACGGAGACGCGAAGGGATCAACTTTGAGAAGTGGGTAAAATGTAACATTTTTGCACGCTTCTGTAACTATGGGGGCTGCGAAATGTATGCACAATTGACAGAAAACGAAATTAAAACCTTATCCGAACACAGGGCAAGCGGCGGCGCATGGGCGGTATACACTGCACTGGCTGCCCATGCTTGGAAAAAGGCTGAAGTATTCCCAAGCATTAAAAGAATTTATGATGTTTTGGGCGGTCACTATACCCGGCGGACAATTTATGCAGCATTGAAATTCCTTGACAAGGTTGGGCTGATTGTCCGAAAAGCTGCAACCGTCAAAGAAAGGTTTACGCTTGCATTGAAAAAAGTGAAGAAGCTAAAAAAATGGGGCGCAGAACGCTCTTTGCAGGATCCTTCACAAGAGTGCGAAGAACTGCACCATAAGAGAAAACAGAAAAGAAAGAAAAACTTACGTTTTTCTAATTGGGCGCCGACAGCGGCGCAGAAAGATTTTAAATTAATGAATCAAGAACATCGATCAAGCGGTTTGGATTGGCTTGATAAAGCGGCGGCGTTTTGCTTTGGTGAAACTGAAACCATACCCATTCCTAAATGCAAAAGAAAAGCTGCAGAAGCCTTAAATAATCCTGTTAACGCAGTCGCGTGCATGTTTGGGGATATGATACGTCAAAGGCTTGGACATTTGCTTGTATAGGGGGCTAAAAATGAAAATGTTAGCATATGGCGGCGGTACAAATTCTACGGCGCTTTTAATTGAAATGATCAACAGAGGTATTCATTTAGATTTTGTTTTGTTTAGTGATACAGGCGCAGAAAGGCCAGACACTTATAAACATGTCGAGCACATGCATAATTGGCTGAAATCAAAAGGCCATAAGGGTATAACAACATTGAAATACCACACTAAAGATGGAAAGTTGCAAACTTTAGAAGATGATTGCCATCGATATAAAAGACTTCCATCATTGGCATATGGCTTCAAAGGTTGCTCGCAAAAATATAAACGCGCACCACAGGAAAAATACTTAAACAACAATCCTGATGCCATTGCATATTGGAAAACAGGAAACAAGATAATAAAAATCTTGGGCTATGATGCAGATGAACCCCATCGCGCAAAGTTTACAGAAGATAATAAATATCTTTTTTGGTATCCGTTAATCGATTGGGATTTTGGCAGAGAAGAATGTATTGAAATCATAAAAAAAGAAGGGATTAAATTGCCCGGTAAGTCATCTTGTTTTTTTTGTCCTGCAATGAAATGGAAAGAAATAAAAAAGCTTTCAACTTGCTATCCTGATTTATTCGACAGAGCGGTTGCAATTGAAGACAATGCAAAAGGCAATCTTTCAAGCGTTAAGGGTTTAGCAAGGAACCATTCATGGAAAAACTTGATAAAAATGGAAAAATCACAAGTTAAACTTTTTGATATTCCAGAATCATGCGATTGCTATGACGGTTAGAACTTGGACTGTTGGATCATGCTTTGCCGGGATTGGCGGTTTCGAACTTGGGTTGCAATGGGCATTTGATGAATATGGCATTGATCATGAAGTTAAATGGCAGATTGAACAAAATGCATTTTGTCATCGCATACTCAAAAAGCATTGGCCAAACGCTAAAATATATGACGACATAACAACAACAAAAGAAATTGAGCCCATCGACATATTGATTGGGGGCTTTCCTTGCCAGGATATATCAACGGCAGGCAAACAAAAGGGAATTGAACATGGAAAAAAGTCAAGTTTATGGTTTGAAATGTTGCGAATCATTGGCGACATTCGACCCAGAATTGTCGTCTTGGAGAACGTTCCAAATATCATTCGATTGGGCGGATCCAAAGTTATTGGAGGTCTTGCCGCAATCGGGTATGACTGCGAATGGTCGATTATATCGGCTGCACAATTTGGAGCGCCACACCTTCGAAAGCGATGGTTTTGCGTTGCTACCGACACCACGCGCAACAGCAATAACCGACGAATCAATCGACGGCTTTTTGATGCGAAAAGAAGCGGGCAAAGTCAGCACACCGAAATTAGCGACAGCGATACGCATGCGCATGCTACCGACGCCGACAGCGCACGAGCACAAATACCGACTAAAAGGAAACACGCAGCAATCAAAATGTTTGGAAGCATTGGCAAGAAAAGGCAAATTGTCCCAAACTGGCGAAACTGGCCGACTCAATCCCCATTTTGTGACGGAAATGATGGGGTTTCCGATCGAGTGGCTAGATTAAAAGCTTTGGGAAATGCAATTGTCCCCCAATGCAGTCAATGGGTCTTTAAACAAATTATAAAAAGCGGGCTTTTGTTGGATCAAGCGCAGGCATTCGAATAGCAAAAAAATAAAGGTAAAATACACAAACAAACTTGTAAGGTCCGACCTTATGATGTATAGAGTAATTGTAAACCAAACAACAAAAGGGAAAATCAAAATGTTTGAACAATACACAATAATTTGTAAGCTTGAAAGCGAAGAAACTATAACAATGACAACAACAAAGACATGCAGATCGTCTGCAATACATTGGGCTAAATCCAAGTTAAATAAAGAAGGGAAATACTTGATTAGCGTTATTATTTTTGATGAAGATAAAACTCAAAACAAATTTAACTATAGAGAAATACAAACGATTTACGGAAGAATTGAGCAAAGACAGCGTTAAAATCTAAACCACAAACAACTTCAACAACAAAAAAGACAACAAAAGGAAAACTGCATGCACTACTTTAAAATTGAAACGGTCAAACATGGATACGATCTGGAATCTGAAATTGAAACAATGTCGCTTGAAGATTTGCAAGAACTTGCAAACCTTGAAGAATTGCCAGACGAATCGGTTCGAAAAGACATTTTAGAAGAAATAAGAGAACAAATTGAAGGCATAAAAGACGACATCCATAATGATTGGCTGTATCGCACTCACTATGCTGGTATGCGCTAACAACAAAAGGAAAAAACAATGGATTTAAAAGAAGTGATTTTATCTTTCTACAACGGTGTAGAAGAATGGCAAGAAATAGAAGTTTGGCCAATATTGTCGCTTGATGAAGTGAAAAGCGAATTGATTGAACAGTTAGACGACTTTACCCAAGACGAAATTGAAGATGGGATAACCGTTTCAATTGACTACATTGACCGCGAAACAAACAAGCCAAAGCTTTTTGCGCATTTGCACACGTCGATTAACAGCGAAAAGCAAAAATGTATTGAATATCTTAGGGAGCATGGCCCATCGTATAAGTCAAAGACATTTGGCCCATTGATCAAGGTGGAACTCATTTGAACAACATTTTCAAGGCGGATAAATAGCCGTTTTCATCCCATTGGATTGCGTTTTCACGTATAAAGGACAAGCTAATTGAAGCCTGTCCTTTTTTGCTTTTTTGGCCTGTATCTTTGCAACGTGCCCAAGACATGTATTCCATCTTAAAAGCAGAAAGCGGAAGAATAAAATAACCATTTGCATCTGTAGCCCTTAAAAAAAGGCAGCTGTTTCCGCCTGTTCTCTCAAATGCCATCAATGCGTCAAACTGATGGCGATGCAATGAACTAAAAGGGAAACGCTTTCCGCTAAATTCTTTTGCATCAAATAAAACTGACTGCCCATCGAAGTGAATCAAATAATCTGGCTGCCCTTTTGCTTGCCTTACAGCTACAAATTGACCAAATTTAAGGCTTTTCAAATGCTTTACCGGCGGTTCATGCTTTATCAGATACGCGTCATTTTTAGCCATGTATTTGGCACCAAACAACGCAATCATTTTCTCTAAACCCATTCCCCTATTTGAATAACTTGATCGATTCATTTTAGTGCCCTTGTCACTTTATGCAATTCACGTTCTAAACTTGGTGTGCCATGCATAACTGCATTTTCTTTTTTCATGCACGAACTGACATTGCAGGCCGAAACGATCCAAACATCTTGACCCTTTATTTTGAAATGGGTTTTAACTTTAACGGTTTCACCGTCGACTTGTAAAACGTGCCCGACAAACCTTTGAAAGCTTACAGGCGTTTTAATTTTTACTGTTTCACCAACTTTGAACATAATGACCCCCTGAAAAAATATAACCTGTTGCGCTAATGTCTTTGCATGTCAATGAAATCCGTTATTAAAATATAGACCACAACAAAAGGATGAAAGATGACAGTTAAAGAATCAATATCAATCAAATCAATAATCGAGGGCATCTGCTTAGTATGGGCTTTGTATTTGCTTTTTGTGGTTGCATTTGCTTAAATAAGCCAATAACATTGGAAGGCGGTACCATACACCGCTCTTTCTTTTGTTGTGGGCGTCTGGTTTCGATCAGGCGCCCTTTTCTAATGGTGTAAACATGGATTCAACTATTATTTGGGGCATTGGCGGCGCTGCCATTGGTGCCGGAACTGTTGGGGCTCTTTGGCTTTGGTTTCAACGCAATCCAGATGTCCCAATTGTTATCAAAGATGAAACCGCTGAAAAACAACAAGACGTCATTTTGCAATTGACTGATTTTGATTTGGCAAAACCTGTTTGTGCTCCTGACTTTATTGAAAAAAATACAAATCTGCTATGCCGTGAATTGTTTTGCAGAATGCAACAAAGGGGCATTGATTCTAAAACAGCCGGAAAAGAATGCGAAGCCATTTCAAACGTCTTGAATAAAAAGGCAATCCGTGAATTCTGCAAGCATGCAATTCCAGACTCAGAACGCGAATGCCTTGAATTCTTTGATCGCCGAATCTGATTAAATAAGCCTAAATTCGGTTAATTTGCTGTTTTTATTTGTAAGGTCTGACCTTATTAGGTATAGAGTAATTGTAAGCCAAACAACAAAAGGGAGAACCAATGCAAAAATTTATTGTAAACGTCACAATTCAACACATGACCGGAACTTTAAACGGTTTAAAAACGGTTCAAACCTATACAACATCCCAAAGCGGTATAGCTGCAGAAAAGCGTGTGATAGGCAAAACTTATACAAGCATAGAAAACACAAAATACAAAGTGATTGCAATTGACATCATTGCACACCCATAAACAACAACAAAAGGAAAAACCAAAATGAAAAACAAAATCGTCATTATAACATTTGAATCCTACAAGCAAGAAGCACACGCGCACAGTCTTGAAACCATGGAATACATTGCAGACAATTATCACATGATAGAAGAATTTAAGATTATAGAAATGTCTGGAATCATCGCAAAAGACGAATCACAAGTTCTCGTCAACAAAAGCGCACTTAAAAATCTTATTGAAATGAGTGAAAACCTTAAAACAGACGATCCCGTTTTTGTTACTGCGCTCTTTCAATTTTTAGCAAATGCCAAAATATTGGTTGAAGCCTGATTGGTTTCTATGGCGTTGGCACTTTTCTGAACCAGTTGGTCGAGCAATGTCAACGCCATCAAATCCAATCACGGAAACAACAAAGGGAAAACAATGGAAAAACCAAAAACAAACAACAAAGAATTGATTCTTGAATACATGGAGCACAGATGCCCAAAGCTTAATTCAAGGGCATCAATAACAGAAGACGAAAAATACATGGTTCTTGATACATTTGATCGGTTCAATGAATTTCTGCAAGTTAAAACAATTGCACGTCTATGCGACATGACCCCAGAAAGAACGAAGACCGTCTGCTTTTATTTGTGCACGCTTGGGAAAATGGAATTCGAAACCCGTGAAACCAATCCAAAAGAATTTAAACATGCAAAGCATGGGCGTGCAAATTGGGTTTTTAGATGCGCAGAAGAACCAAAGCCAATTCGATTGGTACCAAATAGCCCGCTGTTTAACTTGCCAGATTCAAGCCGTGACAGGTTAGACACAACTTTAAACAAGCTCAAAGAAGACTTGCGCCGATATGGTTTGGAGTGCGACACTTTAAAGATCGGCGACACATTGCAAATTCACGTCAAAGGCACCCCCGGGGGTTTGCTTGTGGCAGCTAAACACATGGCCCAAAGGAGCTTTTAAAATGACAAGGCCGATAGTATTAAGAACCCTTGAAAGCATGATCTTTCGAAGCATGAAGAAAAAACAACAAAGCGGCGAAGCTTACAGCGCTCTTTGTCAATTGATTGGCATGGTTAAACAGGCTGAAAACAAAACGCAGAAATACAAGCGATTAAGAAGAACACACCTAAACCTCATTGACAAACAAAGGAAAAAGATCGAAATACTACAAAAAGAAATCGAATACCTCAAAGAGCAAAGACAATTAACGCCGCGCAGTTATACTATTGACAAGCCAAATTATGATCCAAATGGATTTGATGAAAATGATTTGGCGCATGCAATACAAACAAACGGTTTCCAAATTCCGAGGTTTTAAAATGGGTTCTTTTTTTATTTCAATCATCAATGAAAGGCTTTTGGTTATGGCAAGCCCTTCTAAAATGTCAGGATATTGGCCGAAGCACGAAGACCGCGCAAAAATGGAAGACTTGGTACAAAAGAAAATCGATTGGTCTGAAATGTCTGCGCGTGTCGATATGTCAGAAATCATGGGTCGGCCTATGTGCGCTGTGACCTTTTCACTTTTAGACGATCAATATGATTCAGATGATGAATATGAATACACAGATCGTGAATTGTGTGAGATAGCTTTGTCAATGTACGGTGGCCCGGTAGGTGTCTCATGATTAGACGATCCGTTTGCCCTACATGCTCCAAGGTTACAACATCAACAGAAGAATCCATCCTTAAAGCAAAGTGCAATCATTGCGGCGGATATCTACACAAGCCAAGAAAGATAACCATTTTTGTTCCGTGTTTAGATATCAATTGCGCATATGAAAACAAAATGCCCGCTTTTGGTTGGAAACAATCAACCTGTCAATCATGCAGCAAGCCTATCTATCATCCTGCTTCCAAACCAGTTGGAGCACACCTAAAAGGGACAGGCTTGAAAAATGATGCCAGGATAACCATAAAATTACCAAGCGCAGAAAAGAAAATTATTGAATCAATAGCTAAAAAGCATGATTCAACATCAAGCGCAGTTTTAAGGCAAATGATCCGGTATTTTGACAACAAACTTTGCTAAGGTCGGACCGTAAATGTTATAATTAAAACGCATACAACAAAAGGAAGACAAAATGCAATCAATCAATGACACATACGAACTTTTAAAACAAAACAATTTTATTGTCTCCATTAGTGGAAAAGACGCTGTCAAAGTGCAAGGCTATTTATTAATAGCCCAATTAAGCTTTCAAAAACTATCCATTAAAACTGAACTGATCGAGCATGACCGCAAGGATAAATATGCGCTATTCAAAGCCATTGTAGAAACCGAAAAAGGCATTTACATTGGCCACGGTGACGCCGATAAAAACAACACGAGCGGCGCAATCTTTAAGGCATATATTAGACAGGCCGAAACAAGGGCAATTAGTCGCGCGCTTCGATGGGCATTGGGCGACAAAATCAGCGCAACAGCATTGGAAGAATTTGACATTCAAAAAGAGCAAGAACAGAACGAAAGCCAAAATCATGAAAAGCGCAAAAAGGTAATTTATAAGCCTGAAGGCCCCCCAAGCATTAACGTATTGCAGGAATTTAAAGCATGGACAGATCAATTTCACGGATTTGACCCCATGTTTGAATTTTGTGCACAAGAAACGCTTTTGAAATCTTATCCTGACGAATGGTCAAACAAACAGATCAAGCAATTTATGGCTCAATTTGAAACCGGCAAATTAGACGATCGATACCATGCCTTTTTGAAAAAGTATGAATTAGATCTATCTGATAGACGTTTCCCAATGGATCAAATTTACGATCAAGAATTACCCTTTTAATATGAAGCGGCGCCCGATAGGCAGGTCATCGGGGTTAACCATGGGCGCCGCAGGCTAACCCCGGAAACATCAACAAAAGAGAATAACATGACAAACCAACAAAACATAAAACAAGCACAAGAAGACATTGCCAATGATGTTGCATTTTTAAAAGAAATCATTGAATCCAATTATGTCGATTTCAGCGACAAGCTAAAAGCAGCAAATATTCTGCAAGAGTTAGTCAATCAATCAATCAAAGCAATTGTTATTTTTAAAACAGAGGTCAGGACATTGGCAGAAAAAAGCGGTGATTCCAAATTTCAAGCTTTGTCTGATTGCGGTAATATTTGCGCTTCAGTTGTGACACCTAAAAAGTCTTTTAAGTTGTCAAGCTTTTTCAATGTTGCTGAAGCTATACAACTGCCAGAATTTGATAATTTAGTAGAAGAAAAGACAACATATAAATTAAAACGCGGCGCCGCTGAAACTATCTTAAGCATGACAGGCGAAAGCAGGGATCAATGGATGCAAATGTTGCAACAATCAGATCCAACCCCGCGCGTATTTATTAAAGATTTGAAATGACTACAGATACGGCGATTGCTATATGTTCAGCGGTCGCCGGTCTTTCCGCTTTAATGCTTTTCTATTGCATCATTGATATTTATAAAACAATCCAGGATCTTAAAAATGGCAAGGCCCGAAAAAATAAACCCTCAGACGGTTGATGTTATTTGTAAGGCGTTAGAAATGGGCGCAAAGCGTGACGCGGCGGCGCATGTTGCCGGAATACATGTCGCGACTTTGTATGCTTGGATTTCAAGGGGTAAAGAAGAATCAGAAGGCCTTTATCACGAGTTGTCCGAACGAATAAAAAGAAGCGAATCGATGGCGCAATTGCGGGCGTTAAAATCAATACAAGACGCAGCAGAATCCGATTGGAGATCGGCGGCGTGGTTACTTGAACGCCGATTTGGTTTTACGGTCCATCAACAGCCATTGGTTGAGATAAACGTTGATAGCGATGTCTTAAGCGTGAAACAGTTGATCGATAGCATACAGAAAAGCGATGATGTTATTGCACAAATCCAAGGGCCAACGATTGACCTTGACGAAGAATGACGAATTAGATCAAATCTGATATGATGCCATAACAAAGGCGGGAAGATGAATCTTAGAAAGCTTAAAGCTTCATTTAATGGATCGGTCGATGTCACCAATGCATATGACGCGACAAAATATGCTGTGGTTTCTGTTGATATAGACTTTAGGCACGTTTATGCAGCGCATTTGGAAGGTATTTGGGTTCGCTTGACAGATATAAGCGGCGCAGGCGTTACAAAGGTCACAATCAAGGTAACAAGCGATCAAAATGGCGATATAATTAT